ACGGCTACGCCTTGGGACGACGTAATGTGTGTTAAAGAACGTACTTCGGTCAACACAGTCACTCTTCGCTTCGCTGTTGCTCCGGCGGCCAATGAGTATACTTGCGTTATATTTGGAGTGATTGTATGACCCAACCATTTCTCACGCAAATAGTTCTTCCTAGTGACCCAGCAGCAGCATTGCAAGCCGCCACAAAACAATACGTGGATTCCTTTCGAGTTCATGATATTGTGTGTACTATTGAGCTTGACCCATTGATTGTTGGAACTGGCATAGTTCAATATATTGCCACAAGGGCCTGTAAGATTATTGGCGCAAGACCGACTACTGCGGTTGGTAAAGCCCCTACCTGTGCGGCACTTATATTTGACGTTAACAAGAATGGGACGACTATCTACACCACACAGGGAAACCGACCAACTATTGCTATATCTGCTACTACTGGATCTCTTGCTGTGCCGGACGTAACTTCAATGGCCGCAGGAGATGTGCTAACTGTCGATATTGATCAAATCGGCAGCACGTATGCCGGTGGGTTGGCCACCGTTTCCATTGGAATATACTAATGACGGCCCCTTCAGTACGTAGCTTCAACGTAACCAGTGATACGTCTGGAGCATCGACTCCAGTAAACCTTCCTGGCACCATTGTCACTGGTGACTTGTTGGTCGCGGTTGCTACATCAGATGCGCCTGGGACGACTGAAACGGCGACGATTTCTACTGGATGGGTACGCACGTCACACGAGACACAGGGCTCGAACGTTCTTCGCCATAGCACATTCATGAAAATCGCGGATGCCACAAATGCGCTCACGTTGACTGGGGCTGCTCAGGATGTGTCTGTTGTTTGTGCCGCCATTCAAGATCACGGCGTAACGGCACCCTTATTTGCCCAAGTTATCATGGCTACAGCAGCAACTGGGACAACTGGAAATGCAGATCCCCCAGCGACAGGAACCATCGCCAGCATGGAATGGCTGGTCATGGCTACCTGTGGAATCGATATGACCAACTCTGGCGATACGCTTAGTGCGCAGCCATCGACATATACCGATATTGGCAGAAACAAATCTGCTAGCTCGACTTCGTCTTGTGCTTGTGGCATGGCGGTAAAGGCAGTTACAGGGACAAGCGAGAATCCTGGTGCATTCACCAACACCTCGAGACCGTGGATTGCCAAGACGCTCGCTATCCCACCATTTGTTGCTCCGGTATATTTAACTGGAACTCGTTGGGGTTTTCGAAACGGTCTCATTGTTCCTGTTTCTGTAATTTCCGACGATTTCGATAGAGGAAACGGTGGACTCGGATCGAACTGGACTGCTGCGCAGAACCCGCTTACCATTCTCGACGGTGAGGTTGTAGTTGCCACTAACCCTGGCTCTATGTTCTGGAACGGCGGAACATTCGCAGCCAATCAATGGTCTCAAGCCGACGTCACGGTTAAGGCGGCTGGATATTACATGGTTTCGGTTCTTGTCCGAGCCACTCAATTCGATGGTGGGGCATTCTACTTTGCTCGTCTGTGTGGTTCTTGTGGCGACGTGGCAGTTGGTAAGCGATTTGACTTCGCTCAGAGTGAGTTTGCCTCTGGTGGGTCGCTTGGGTCTACTGTTCCGACCACACGAACTCTTCGTTTGGAAGCAGAAGGTACTTCCCTACGAGCATACGTTAATGAAAGTTTGATTGTCTCCACCACAGACGTTTCTATCTCCGGTGGTCGTCCTGGAATTCATATTTCTACATCTAACGCTTCTGATGCGTCAATCAACAACTGGTCAGGGGGTGACTTGTGAGAATAACGTTAGTCCCATGGATAGCTTTGACAGAGCATCCACGTGATGGTAGCCCTCTTGATCCACCAGTTTTGGTACCAGATGCTGGAGGTGGAACGATGATATTTGGACGTTATGCCACGTTTGATCTTCGTCCATATGATTTACAAGATGCCATATTGATTACTCCTGATTATAATAGACGACTTCTTCAAGAAGGTGGAAAAAGACTGGACCTTGGGCAGTATCTTGATCGTGTATTACTCACTACTGAGGCAAACGAAATAGGAGCACGACTTGGGGTCAATGTAATAGCTGGAATGACAGTTGGTGATGCATTAAGATTGCTTATTGAGCCAGGGCTCGTTCCGGATAAGGACGGAAACAAACACGCTTGGCTGCATCATGTTGACCTAATGGATGACTCAACCGCGGCTGGAGGGTAGGAGGTGACATGTACATAGGTTTAGGAGCATTTCTGCTTATTATCATCCTTTTGATAATCTTGTTGTAAGATAGGAGACGATATGGACATTCTAGTCGTTTTCTATATGATTTCTACCGGGACCATATTTCCAGCCTGGGTCATCGAAATCGCCAAAGAAATAACCATAGTAGTAACTTTCTTAACCATGCTTGGTGTACTGGCAAAGTACGGCCCAATTCGTCGTCCTATTGGTTATATTTGGCGAAGACTCGTTGCAGAACCTATTGCGACTTGGTTGAATAAGATCATTCATGACGCCGTTGCCGAAGAGTTAGAAAAACGTGGGGAGCCGCCTAAGGAATGATATTTGTCATAACGGTTTGATTACGAAAGGGAAAACATGACTGAAACACTAGAAACTACATCCGACGGGTTCGTGTTGAGTGGACCGATCTACGACAAAATGAAGTTTGTCGTTCAAGTGCTCTTGCCTGCACTGTCGACGTTATATTTCACACTTGGGTCGATTTGGGACCTTCCGAACGTCGAACAAGTGGTCGGTACATTGGCGGCAATCGCTATTTTCCTTGGCGTGCTCCTCGGGCTCTCGTCAAAGAACTATAATGCCAGTGAGGTCAAGTACGTGGGTGATCTTGTTCCTACTGAGAAGGCGAATGGTGGCTTATTGTATAGTCTTGAGATCAATGGCGATCCAGCAGACATACTTGACATGAGTGAAGCGATATTTAGGGTTCTACCCTTGCGTCCTCATCCAGATAACACGCTTCCTGAGGATTTGGCGTAATCGCTAAAAATACAACTCATATAATGAGAACCAACCGAGAGGATATTTGATGAAATTCAAAAGAACGCCGAAAGAGGATGTCGAGACACTGAAGAAGGTCAAGATGCGCCTTCTGGAAGATATGTACGTCGATGGTCCGGGTGATGAAGATTATCCGACGAAACTGGAATACCTAGAAAGGGTTGCCGCGCTCGAGTCAAAAGACAAGAGGCGCGTTAGCCCCGACGCGGTAGTCAAGGTCGTCGGAACGCTCCTCAGCATCCTGGCCATCGTGGCATACGAACAGAAGCACGTCTTCACTTCGAGGGGTCAGAACTTCATTCCGAAGCTTGATTGATCGCCATCACTGCCCGAAACAGTGGTAATTGAACGCATGGGAGTTGCGCAGTCGAAAGATTGTACAATTCCTATGCGTTTTCTTAAGTTTTACAAGGATTATATATTTTCTCGATTGCGTCTCAAAAAACTACCCCCTGTATGCCGTTCTAAGCGACGCAAAAGGGTAAATAGGGCTAATATGTCATAAACGGCCCTAAACGGCTTAGAAAGCGAAATAGGCCCTTTTCCAGAGAAATTGCCATTTTTAGGGTCAAAAAAATCCCGGGGGGTGAAATCCGGTATATCTCGGTAGGTATCTGGTCGCAGAATAAACAGTTCATATAATGGAACCAACCGAAAGGACGCTAATGTTTAAGAACCGTAAGCTTGAATTGAAGGTTGTCAACACGAAGAACGAGCCAACTGAGCCCGTCCAGAACGATATTCGTTTCGAGGAGAAAGCTGCCATCGCAGCCACCTACCTCGAGAAGATTGTCGGGAAGGTCGGAATCATGGTCGTCGCGTTCGTCGCAATCGACACCTTTCGCCAAGTCATGGTGGAACACGCCAAGAAGTGACCCCAAGCCTAGATCCCCCACACGGGATTTAGGTTTTTCATTTTCACCCACGAAAGGACGTGTAATGCAAACTAGAACCACAATTGGAATTGCTTTGGTTAGTTCCATCACAAGCTACTACGTCGGACGAATTTCGATGCGTGTCGCCGTTTCTCGTAGATTGAAAAAGATTGGACCTGTGATCACGAAAGTGATGGTTGATATTCTCGAGAAAGGTCTTGACGAGAACTTAAATGGAGAAGATCTCAAGGCGTATGCGGACGTGCAAATGGATTTCGTGAAGATTGTCATCGGCTCGCAGGATTAACAACTCATATAATGAGACCTACGAAAGGACACATTGAAATGTGGAAAGACAAACTCAAGAAAGCATGGAACGAAAACCCGCTGGAAGTCATCGCTGTAGGAGCCGCCGCAACACTCGCTGTTGCCAAGCTCCTGGACGCGGTGTCGGCCGCGCAGGGTCGTCACGCCTACGCAAAGCAAGTCAACTACAGAGTCAAGCACTGAGTACAACTCGAGACCTGAATCCAGATACAACGGATTTAGGTTTTCATTTTCTACGAAAGGACGGACTCATGTCCACAGTCACAAAGGTAGTTATAGTTTTGCTTGCAGCGTTGCTCATCGCATTGATGGGTTGCACACCGGAAGAACGTAATGCTTGGCTTCAATGGGAAGCAGTTGATCCCGTTGCGGCAAATGTGTTTCGAGATACTTATATTGCCGAACATGCAGCCGAGGTTGCTGTCGAGGCTATTTACGGTCAATGCGGGGAATGGCGCGATCTAGCCATATCTGTGGGGTGGCCTGAAGATCACTGGACGACTTTGAACCGAGTGATGTATGGCGAGTCTAACTGTCTATCCACGGCGTACAATAGATCTGGCGCTACTGGACTGATGCAGATCATGCCTGGGTGGGCGCCCAAGTGTGGCGGAGTGCAAAGTGACTTATTCGATCCGGCGTTCAACCTATCCTGTGGTCTAGTCGTTTTGGCAGAGCAAGGTTGGGCTGCTTGGTCAGCATATTAGCTCGCAGAAAAAACAGGCCATATAATGAGAAGAGGTAAGACACGAATGTGTAAGGAGAAGATCCTTACCTACCTGGTGGAGCACTGTCTGAGGACATCCCAGCAATCACAGTTTTCGATGGGCTGTGAACCCTAGCTTCTCATTTTCTTTTTTTCCCAACCGAAAGGAATCCCGATGCTGAAATACCTAGGTAACACTCGGCATATCTATTTGGCCCAGCCAGAGTTCTACAACAGGCACCAAGTCAGAAGTTTGGTGATCAGTGGAGTGGTCAGCATAATTGTCGGTGTTGCCACCAGTGTTATTTACGACAAGAAGGTCATGTTCCCGGATTATGCGAAAACGTTCTTGAACGACTAACAGAAAGGAACCGTAATGGGTAATTGTAATTGTTGTGGATATTCGCCCGTGTGTTGCAAGCAGGACAACTACGGAGTGCTCACGTTTCTGTGGGACATATTCATGCTCGCCATGACCTGCGGTATCTGGGTGATTTGGATATTCTGTCGGGAGATGCGGAGGAGGAGCCGTAGGTGCTGATCATACAGGTAATTACGCAGCAACGAATGAGCGGGATCTTGGTTGCGATCACGGTTTGCTGTATTTTGGTTGTTCTTGAAGTCGTCGTAAAGGTAATCGACAAGAGAAAGGGTAAGTCATGACTGCAGCACAGATCGTCACGCTTGGTCTGGTAATGATTCTGTGGTTCGTCATCTTCTATATGCCATATTGGAGGCGTGCGTGACTCCACTTATTGTTATGGCGAGGCGAGTTCTAACACAGAACTCCACGACGATCCTAACAGGTCTCGGGGTAAGCGGTACGCTGTCGACCGCATATTTGGCAGCACGAGCCTCCTTCACGGCAGCACGAGTAATCGACAAGAGCGAATTTGAGGGAGGCGTATCCGACGAATGGAGGCAGAGACTCAAGGAACGCTCATTACTCGTCTGGAAGCTATATATTCCAACTGCGGCTTCAGGCGTCATAACGATCGGGTGCATTGTCGCTAGCACTCGTATCGGGGCGAAGCGGGCCGCAGCCGCATATTCTCTTCTGTCGGTGTCCGAGAAAGCGTTCACCGAGTACAGAGAGAAAGTCGTAGAGCAAATCGGTGTACAGAAGGAGCAAAAGGTTCGTGACGAGATTGCACAGGATCACGTAACGAATACCCAAACGGTGATTGTATCCGGAGCAGGCACTGTGCAATGTTTCGAGTCGCACACAGGACGATATTTTCTCAGCGATATGGAGACAATCCGGAAAGCCGTGAACACAATCAATGCAAAGATGCTTCGTGAAGACGAGGCTACACTCAGCGATTTCTACTACTTGATAGGGCTTCCATATACGTCATATTCAAGTGGTACTGGGTGGCGTTCAGATAAGTTATTGGAATTGTATTACTCGACGGCATTGAATGACGGTGGAATCCCGTGCATAACCTTCGAGTACAACTACGTCAAACCACTCTAATCAACCAACGAAAGGTAAAAAGGTCAGTTTAATGTTCGGCCCACTTATTTCCGCCCTCGCTGTAGGCATAACCACTATTGCTGGTGCTTGCGGCTCAATTACAGTCAATTCAGTCACTCCTGCCGAGACTGCGGCATTCTGTGGAGTGCACCCAGATTCGCCCAGCGCGGCTGCAGCTGTCGCATCACTAGCGAATGTTGCTGGTATGGATGCTACGTTTGGTCCATGCATGGCCCCTGGGCCCGCATATTCTCCGTCTAACAATGACGGTCGGTATGTCGATCCCGACATGTACATGAAGCTCGTCAATCTCAATGCGTCTGTAGGCATGAAGACGTATGTTTACGATGCTCGCATGTGGTCGGAAGATCCTGCAATCCGTACGTCTGCCGTCGAGTTCTGGACGCCAGTGTTCGGTTATATTTCAGGATGGGACATGGGTGATGAGTTTGCCCCTGGGTACGAGATGGATATTCTGGTGGCTCGCTGGAAGATTGTTGAGTCACTTGGAACGGGGATTCTTCCGTTCACGAACCATCTCCCGAATAGGCCGGAATACGGATCTGCGATTGATCGATGGATCTCGCAGATGCCCGATGCGGCTAGGCAGAGGATTAGCTTCGACAGCTATATTCTCGAGGACGCAAAGACACATGCCATTTGGTACCGTGATCATACGAATAATCTGACGTGCGCTATCAATGCTTTGAAGCATGCCGGTTATGTGATCACTGAAGCTTCCATCGAAGGAGACATGGCTGAGCTGCGTAAAGTTGGATGCCGCTCATTCTTGATCTTCGGTGGAGATGTCCCGATCGGGACGAACGGATATTTTGGTACCCAATCGTTAGTCGACGCAAATGGCGCTGCTACATCATGGGCGTTGTCAGTCGAAAAAGGTGCCAGGGTATCTATGATGTAAACCATCTACAGAGGGAGTCCGTCATGGTTTCTCGTCGTCGATTGCTCACTGCTGCTCCGTTGGCATTGGCAGCGCCGTTCGTCCTGGATGGTCCTGCTTCGGC